GTCGTGCCAGAGTCGCTACCAGCAGTCAAAGAGACTGGTTTATGTAAATAATGAAGTTCAACCGTATAATCTGCATCAGGTATAGGCGAAACCTCAAAAGCCAAATCGTCAAATAAAGAATAATATTTAGGCGTACTTCTTGTAGTGCCCGATGAATATTCTTTAATAAATGACGGATGTTTAAAATCTAGATAATCGTATGTTGACGAGCTTATTAAAGCCAAGCTCATCGGTGCATAAAAATCTGTTGGTGTAGCTAAAAAACGATTACCTGTAGTCAAAGTCCCTTGTACATTCTTTCTTTGCTCAGGCAGTTGTACAAAAGAAAATATACGATCCTCTGCCTCTTGTATAAAAGTCGGTAATTGTGTGGTAAATGTTGACTCAGATACCTCAAGATAATCTTGTATTGCTGTCTTTAATGTAGCTAATGTAAAACTCATGTTGTCACCGTTACTTCGCCAACACCAGAACTTACAGAAAAAGTTGTAAGCAAACTACCTAATTTTCCATCACCAACATTTGTGTAAACCAAAAATTTAGAGTTGTCGTCTGCGGTGTCAGGTCTTGGATCTTTTACTGCTTGAGGGTCTACAGCAGATGGTTTTGGCTGTAATTGTGGGTGTTTTTCATCCCATTGGTCTGGTCCTACCAACAAACCATCCCAAGTTTTACGCATTTCACGCAACTTATATCGAAAACCAGTAATGTCGCAAATACCGTATGAATTTTTACCAGATGCAAAAGCCATTATGCGTTATTGTAACTCCTTAAGTTAGGTGTGATGTTAAATGATGCACGGTCTTCGTCTGTTGACAGTGCTCTTTGAAACTCCTCCTCGTACAAACCTTTAAGTAAGCCTGTTCTATCTGGCGCTCGTTTCAATGACATGTAATAAGCTAATCCAGCAGCCAAACATGGATAAAACCTAAATGGCATATCTAATGTGTTAGCACCAGCATCCGCATCATCCATTCTTGTTAGCACATTCATGTGCACAACATAAGTGCTTGACTTATCAGGTGTAGGCCAAACCTTAATTGTTGGTGTTGTTTGTTTGTTGATAAAAAATTGATTAGGCTTGCCAGTGCTAGATTTTGTAGTTATGTGTGAATATTCTGCTCTACTTAATCTTGTCAGCGGAAGATCTGTCGTTTCTGTGCCTACTGTTTCTCTAATAAATACATCTAACACATCGATGGGCGCGGTAGCATTAGTGCTATCAATGTTGTATGTCGCTGTATCTTTTACCATATCTAGAGTTTTTTCTTGCACAGTCCATTGGTTCAAGCCTCTGTTTGCCCATTCTGCTAACATTAGGTTAAGACTGCGTGTAGCACTTTTTAGATCATAGCCTGTTCTAAGCTCTAAACCGCAACGCTCAAAAGCCTCTTCAATGTAATCAGCTACATCTAATTCAAAATCTTTACTGCCTGATAATGCCATAATTACTCTCTATCTTCGTCCGAGGCATATAAATTGTCAAATGTAATTACCGGATCTGTGTAACTCTCATGTGCCTCAGCTGAATGAACCCACTGTGATGGAGAAAAATCTGGTGGTCCCTCACCTGTTCTCCATAAGGCTGGATTAGTTGCTCTAACGCGGTTATTTGGTAAAGCAACAAAATTACCTGTGTATTCACCAGCGTCAGTCAAGTATAACACATGGCTTTGTTTGTGTTGTGCTGGATCATCTGCTATTGAGTGTTCAGTGTAGTCAACGGTAAACATGTATTTACCAAGATAAAACTCACCACCTATTTTACAATACCAAGGACTTGAGCTTACTCGATCTAAAATAACCACGCTATGATGGTGACTTAAACAGTCCCAAGGTTGTGCTAGATGATCCTCC